AAACTGAAGGTACTGTATGTACTGACAAACATGAAATGTATAAAACTAAATAAGGGGTTTACATGAAAAAATACCATCCGTTTTCTGAAAAGATAGTCGATATCCTTGTTCGCAAAGTTAACAATGATAATCGGCATTTTTTTCGCATTCTAACTGGGTATTACTTGTCTAAAGTAGCCTCAATGATGCGATGTAACATACAAACAAATGATAGAGATGTAATCCCGGTTAATACTTATGTACTAAATCTGATGGTATCAGGAACAGGTAAGGGGCACTCTACTAATATTTTGGAACGTGAGTTCGTAGCTCACTTCAAGAAAGAATTTCTAAATAATATATTTCCCAGAAAAGCTGAGGAAAATATTCAAACTCTGGCTCAGGAAAGAAGCCAAGCACGTCTTAACAATGGTCAAAGTATTCTGCCGTTAAATGAAGAATACGAGATTCAACTTGATAAATTTCAAAGACATTTTGACCGCTTAGGAGAACTAGCTTTTAGTTTTGATAGTGGAACTTCTCCAGCTGTTAAACAAATGCGTGAAAAACTGTTACTAGCTTCTGCAGGTTCTATGAATCTGGAGCTAGATGAAGTTGGATCTCATATATCTGCCAATACAGATGTACTAAATACGTTTCTTGAGCTCTACGATGTGGGTTTAGTAAAGCAAAAGCTTATTAAAAATACTGTAGAAAATATCAGATCAGAAGAATTACCAGGGAATACACCTACTAATCTAATGATGTTTGGTACGCCTACTAAGCTCTTAGATGGTGGAAGAGTTGAAGATGAATTTAGACAATTTCTAGAAACTGGGTATGCTCGTAGATTGCTATTCGGATATACGGTGGATAGTCATAGAACTAAATATGCGTCTGCACAGGAACGATATCAACAAATGATAGATGTTAATCTAGCCAAAGATATGTTAGCAATTCAACAAACATTCACTAATTTTGCTAAAAGACCATTTAATCCAGTATTACAAATGTCAGAAGCTAATTCTGTTTATTTAATACAATATCAGATGAAATGTGAAGAAGCAGCAGATGACATGAAAGATCATATGAGTATCCATAAAGCAGAAATGTCACATAGATACTATAAAGCTATTAAATTAGCAGGAGCTTATACATTTGCGGATAATTCAACTGAAATAACGCAAGATCACCTAGATTACGCTATTAGCGTAGTAGAAGACTCAGGAGAGGCATTTCACACATTAATGCGTAAACAAGGCCCTTATGAGCGTTTAGCGCATTATTTAGCCGATTGTGATAATGACGTAACTCAGCATGAGTTGATGGAAGAACTGCCATTCTACAGAGGCTCAGAGGCTCAAAGAAAGGATTTAATGACTCTAGCTACGTCTTTTGGGTATAGAAATAACATTATCATCAAAAAGAGGCTATTAGATGATATTGAGTTTTTTAACGGAGAAACACTTATGGAGACCGATTTAAACAGTTTAACAGTAGCAATTAGTAAAGATATGGCATACAATTTTGAGGTTAGGGACCCAAAACCTCCATTTAATCAATTACATAAGCTAACGACTGCAGATGGTTATCACTATACTGCACATGGATTTATCAATGGTCACCGTAAAAGTGAGAATGTTATTCCAGGTTTTGATCTACTTATTCTGGATTGTGACGGAGACGTAAATATACCTGTAGTCAAGGTATTATTAGAAGATTATACATTTCTAATTTCTACGACTAAGCGACATACTGAAGAATTAAATAGGTTCAGGCTTATTTTACCCATGTCACATAGAATTAAATTAACAACTAATGATTATTCCAGATTTATGGCAAATGTATTTGAATGGTTGCCATTTCCAGTAGATGAAGGAGCTAAGGATATTGCCAGAAAATGGGCTGGATACGCAGGACAATATGAATATAACAAAGGAAATACTATAGATGCCACTATGTTCATTCCAGAAACTAAACGATCTGATGAAACAAAAGCACAGATTAGTGCTAATGGTGCTGGTAATATTGAACGGTGGTTCATGGCTCATACGATTAAAGGCAACAGAGCTAACCACTTATATCGATTTGGAATGGTGTTAATAGATGCCAAATGGGTATTAGGCGATATAGTAGAAAAGCTTGAAAATTTTAACAATTCCTTAGATACACCATTGCCTGAGGATCAATTCAGGAATAGTACGATTAAATCAATCAGTAAGGAATATCAAAAACGAAGGAGGTAATATGAGAATAGGATTATCAGATAAAGATCAAACAAGTATAAAAGATGCTTTTTCAACATTAGGTGGCGTATGTGGAAATATGTGGGATCAGCTATTTGATGACAAGTCTGAAGAAGAAATTCAAGAACTAAAAAAACAGATTTGGGATCTTGAAGAGCAAGTACAAGTACTTAGTAAAGAAAAAAGAAAACTGGAGAGAAATAAATGAATAACAATCATTTAGTATTGGTATCAGGTAAATCCAGTTCAGGTAAAAGTGCAAGCTTACTTGATATGGATAAGCCTGAAGGGGTTATGTATTTGAATTGCGAAAATGGTAAGAAGTTACCGTTTAAGAGTAAATTCAAAGAATATACTGTTGTTGACCCAACTCAGGTGTATGAGGCTTTTGCCGAAGCAGAAAAAATGAAAGATATACACACCATCGTTATTGATAGTCTTACGTATCTAATGGATATGTACGAAAGTACCAAGGTACTAAATTCAACAAATACGATGCAGGCATGGGGGCAATACGCACAATATATGAAAATACTAATGTCTCAAGTAGTAGCTAAATCTACCAAGAATGTAGTATTTCTAGCTCATACTTCAGATGTTCTCAATGAAGCCGAGATGGTTAACGAAACCATGGTTAAAGTTAAAGGTTCTCTAATGAATCAAGGTATTGAAAGTTTTTTCACTTGTGTAATTTCAACTAAGAAAATGACTTTAACTAAACTAGAAGATAAAGTTGCAAAATCTCCGTTATTTAAAGCTACTCCAGATGATAAAGATAATGGATTTAAATATGTATTCCAAACTCGATTAACTAAAGAAACAGTTAATGAGAGGATTCGTAGTCCCATGGGAATGTGGCCTATGAATGAAACGTATATAGATAATAACTTACAAAATGTTATTAATCGACTGCATCAATATTATAAATAAATGGTATAATAACGTGGTGGTACAGCAGTATTAGAGCCACGTTAATCCATCTACTGCAGGATAGGACTATACGCCTCATAGGGTCTCCTCCCTTATAGCGCCTGTCCTAACTGAAGAGTTATAAAACACTAGTCCTCTTCTTCGCGGGAGAGGCATTTTATTTTTTAACTGAAAAGGAGAATTATGAGTCATCCAGGCAATGATGAAATTATAGATAATGAACGAGACACTCGATTAGAGTTATCTAAAAATATGGTATTTGCGGTAACAGAAATGGGAATTGAAATGGTACAGGAAATTGCTGCTGAGACTTTAAAAAGAAAACCAGGAATGCAAGTTAAAGAATTTACAAAAGTATTAGATCAGTATCTTGAAAGACAGAGAGAGCTGATAAACAACGCCACAGATAAATAATTGTGGTTTATTAACACTCAACTAAGAAAGGATATAACTTATGAGTGAATGGGAACTCCCAAAGAATGTAGAAACACAGTCTATCGAAAGAGTAGGCGGTGGGTTTGCATGGGAATCTGGTGTGTACGATGCTACCGTGAAAATGGTGTATCTAAACCAGTCTGCATCTGAAGCAGTAAGCTTCAATGTTATTCTGGAAAAGAATGGCGGAAACTTCTCTGAGCTTAGAGAAAATTTCTGGATTAAATCAGGTAAAGCTAAGGGTAATAAGACTTATTACACGAAGGATGGTAAAGACTATCCGCTTCCTGGTTATTCAATTGCAAATTCTATGTGTGTAGCTATTACAGGTGAAAGCCTACCTAAATGCATGGAATCTGCAGAAAAGAAGCAAGTAAATGTATGGAATCCTGAATTAAAGAAGGAGGCACCTACAGAACGTCCAGTAATAATGAGCTTAGTTGGTAAACCTGTCAAAGTAGCTGTTCATCAAGTTATTGAAGACAGACAAGCTAAGAACGACAAGGGCGAATATGTACCAACTGGTGCATCTCGTACTGTAAATCAGTGTAAGTTCTTTGGTAATGCCGAAGGTAAGACTGCTGAAGAAATTACCAATAAAGAACCTGCTGCTAGATTTGATAAGTGGGCCCAGAAGAATACAGGCACAGTTATTGATAAATCTACTGTAAAAAAGGGTAACAATTCTGCTGCTGATATTATGGGTAGTGCATCTGCAGATACAGGTTCATTGTTTCAAACAGACCCTCCGATCTAATGAGAGTCTGTGGGATTGACCCAGGGGCTACTGGAGCAATATGTGTGTTGGATAGCCATGATCCAGCACACGTTGCTCTATTAGACCTAAAGAAGAAAGGTGTTCACGAAATATATGAATGGTTAGGGAATGAATTACCTGTGTATCCTCCTAAGCTTAATAGCAAAATTTGGGTAGAAGATATTCATTCTATGTATGGTATGTCAGCTAAATCTAATTTCAGTTTTGGCAGAAATTTAGGAACTGTGCTTACTATTGCTGAACTAATTATAGACGTTACACCTAATACAGTTGCCCCTAAAGTATGGCAGAAATATATAGGTGTAACTGCTAAAGGTAAAGCTATAAAAAAACAAGTAGCTAAGATAGCTCAGTACTTGTACCCACAAGCTGAACTACATGGTAAACGAGGAGGCTTACTTGATGGGAGATCAGATGCTTTAATGATTGCCTATTACGGGCTCCATAATAAGGAGAAAGTATGAAAATAGAAATAGATATAGATATTGAATCTATAGTAAGAGAAGCACTCAAGAAACAACAAGAAGGAGATACAATTCCTGTTCCTGTAGAAGCTACTACTAATAGTAGATCTAAATGGGAATTTAGCCGTAGGAATGGAAGAAGACGTACTCCAGAGGAAATGGCTCTACATGATCTAGAAAAAGAGAAGGGTCGTAGACTAACTCCAGAAGAAAAAGGTGAGGCTAAAGCACTAGTTGAGATAGATACAACTACAGAGAATCAAGTTAAAGAAGCAACTATTAAGAAAGTTCGTATAGATACTATGACTGCTGAAGGTATGGCTGCAGCTTCTAAAGAACTAGCCGAAGAAGAGAAGACAGAGAATAAAAAAGAAGCTGAAATTCCAAAGACTGAAGATCTAGCTAGTA